GGTGAACGTAGCGTAGGATATCTGCCACGAGGGGTCTTACGTAGGCAAATCCCCAGCTCCGCTTAACAGGGTGGGGGAAACAGGCACTAAGAACAACTGTCGTGGCCACCACAGACGATTACTATCAACGGCCTATCAAATCTACATTTAATGTACCAAAATGAAAACAATAACCAAACAGCAAGCTATTAAACTAACCAAGGTAATCCATAGTATGAAGGCTCAAGGTATACCCCTTAATGAACTAATGCTTGGTATCAAGGGCCTGACTATGCAGTCAGTAGATACAGCTTTGCAGAGGAAGTTAAGTGAAAGAACTTAATGCAGAGCAGATTATATTCGCTGAATGGCTAGCTACCCCTTCTGTGGAACGCTCACCGGCAACAATGGAGGCGCTATCAACACAATTAAATGTAACCAGGGTAACATTAAGCCATTGGAAGAAGTGGCCTGAAATAATACAATTAGTGAACCACTTATACACCGAGAGACTTATTGAACTGGTAGGACCAGCTATAGAGTTATTAAGGAGTGCGGTTAAGAAACCAGGTACCGTGAGCAGAGTTTCCTTTGACTGTGCTAAATATATAGTGAGCGATTGGGGTAAGAAATACCAAGGGGATGGGGGGGTGATAAGGTCTATCGCCGACCTCTTTAAGAGGTACCACCCAGATAACTAACGTTAGAAGGTTATTTGCCCTCTCCGTCTTTTACAGATAATCCTCTGGGAACACAGCGGACGGTTGCCCTAGTAAACCGTGCCTAGTTTGGGACGCACAATGTTTATTATGTACAGCAGGCACGGGAGAGGGGGCATTATTTTAGAAAAGTTTGGAAGGGAAGAAGAAGATATGCTCTTACAAATTCCGACAGGTTTTCAGTTCAGGAAACGGGTCTAACGGTAGGGTCTAACAAAGTGGCATTCAAGGGTAAAAAGAAGGTCGAATAAAAAGGGGGTTTGAAATGTTGGACTTACAGCAGTTACACGAGAGAATCTTGTATCCAGTGGTTCGTATTAGGGCTGGGGAGGCTGGTGGGTCTGGGACGGTTATTTACTCAAAGGAAAATGCTAAGAAGTCAGGTGAGTTTCAAACATTTATTCTAACGTGTGCCCATGTAGTTGATAAGTGCATCAACACGGAGAAAGACTGGGACAGTTTAGTAAAGAAGAAGATTGAGAAAGAGATTTTGGAGCAAGTCAATGTTGAAATCTTTGACTACGTGTATGTGTCCACAGTCAACAGTTCCAATTCTCATCGGGCTGATATTGTAGCATACGACAAGTATCATGACATTGCCTTATTAAAGTTAGACAGTCCGAGGAAGATTGAGTATGTAGCCAAACTTATTCCAAAGGAGAGCATTAAGGACATCAAGATATTCACCCCCATATATGCAGCTGGGTGTTCGTTGTTGCACGACCCATTCCCCAATGCTGGGCAGATAACCTACTTAACTGAAGATATAGGGAACAAGAAGTATTACATGAACAATGCTGACCAGATATTCGGGAACTCTGGCGGGTCAGTATTTTTAGCTGAGACTGGGGAGCAGATAGGGATTACGGCCAGGGTAACGATAACACAGCTGGGGTTTAATCTTGATGTGCAGACATGGATGAACTTCTGTGTGTGTCCTGAGAGGATATATGAGTTCTTAGAGAAGCAGGAGTTAAGGTTTATCTATGATTCAACAGATACTTACGAGAAGTCAATGGCCCGTAGGAAGAGGAAAGAAGAAGAGGCTAAACTCTTGCAATTAGCCCGTGAGAGTGAGGATGAGGGGGAAGATACCGTACCTGCTGATTAAACGCCTTATATTGGATTGTAGTACGTTATGGCAATTGAGGATAACTTTGATTTAAGCGAGATAGTAAGTTGGTGGCGGGCTAATCCTGTTATATTTATCAAAGAGATACTGGGGATAGATTTGTGGTCCAAACAGGTTGAGATAGCGGAGTCAGTGCGAGATAATCCGAGGACATCGGTAAGGTCGGCATCGGCTGTAGGGAAGACGCTGGCATCCTCCTGTATTGCCTTATGGTTTCTGTGTTCCTTTTACCCAGCCACTATTTTAACTACAGGTAAGAGTTTCCGCCAAGTTAAGGAGCAATTGTGGAGGGAGATACGGGCGAAGCATGCACAGTCCAAAATTCCTATTGGGGGGAATATTACCCAGACCAGCTTAACTTTAGCTGATGATTGGTTTGCCTTTGGTTTTTCCACAGACGAACCCGATAGGATAACAGGGTTTCATAACAAACACGTTTTAGTGATAGTTGACGAAGCCAGTGGTATACCAGACGAAGTTTTCGGAGCTTTGGAAAATCCATTAGCTGCTGGTTTTACCAGGTCTTTATGGTTAGGAAATCCCACACAGTCGGTAGGTAAATTCAGGGATAGCTTTGCTTCCCCCATATACAAGAACTTTCACATATCAGCCTTTGACACTCCGGGGTTTACGGGCGATGGCGACTACCCTTTCCTAATCAGCAAGGAATATGTTGAACAGAAGAAGCAGGAATGGGGGGAAGATAACCCGCTTTATGAGGTTTACATAAAAGGTGACTTCCCTTCGGGGGAGACAGACAGGTTAGTTCCATTTGGGTTAGCCGAAGCGGCCATTCACCGGGATATTAAAACAGATAAAGAAGACCTCGTTGCTATAGGGGTTGATACTGCCAGGTTTGGCGAGGATGAGAATGCCCTTTATGTAAGAAGGGGCAACAAGGTTATAGATAAGGCTTTCTGGAAAAAGACAGATACCGAAGCTGTTATCGGGCATATAGTTCACGAAATGGATAAGTATGAAAACCCTGTTGTGAATATAGATGAGGGTTACAATCCAGGTGTGGTAGATGGGTTGAAAGCACTTCACCGCAGGGTGAATGGAATTAGCTTTCAGGGCAAGCCCAAGAACAGTAAGTTATATGCCAATATCCGAGCCGAGATGTACTGGGACTTAGCCAATAAATTCAAGGAGAATTCCATACAGATCCCCAACGATAAGATTCTGCTCAAGCAAATTACTGACATTAAAAAGAAACCACTCAACCGATATGACCAGATAATCATTGAGAGCAAAGAAGATATGAAGTTACGTGGGTTAAAGAGCCCCGATAGGGCGGATGCTTTAGCTCTTTGTTTTATGAATCCTGTTCCGAAAGAACCAAGCATAAGGTGGGTATAAATGGCTAAATTGCCTTGGTGGATGGAGACGGTGGATTTCAAAAGAAATAGTGAGGGAATAATTTGGACTTTCCGAGTGAGAAGCTATGCTAAACCCTATGTATATTTACTGGCTATGGCAAGAATATTAACTCGGTATATTGGAGTATAAGTCTATGGCTATATGGGATAGATTTTTAAAGGGTACAAAACGATTCAGGGGGGCGTTTGCCTCAAGTCCGTGGTTGGAAGCCCCCGACAGAGACACGAGGGGGTTTTTGGAGGCATATGGTAGGATATATAGTTTATTCGGTATTTGTTTACGCAGGGCTACGGCTATTAGTGAAGTTAAGTGGCGGCTGTATAAGGTGGCTCAAAATGGGAGCCGTACTCTAATTCCCAGCCATCCAATATTAACCTTACTTGAGTTTGTTAATGAATTTCAAACAGGTCAAGAACTTATTGAACTCCATCAATTGCATTCGGATTTAGCCGGAAAGGCATTCTGGTATGTTCCCAGGAATAGATTAGGGGTTCCTGCCGAAATATGGTTGTTACCACCCAATAAAATGAGGATAGTACCCTCCGAAAAGGATTTTATCAAGGGTTACACCTTAAATGTTGGTAGTGAGAAAATACCCTTTACCAAAGATGAGATAATCTGGTTTCCTATGCCTGACCCACTGAATCCTTATGGCGGAATCGGATACGCTCAAGCAGCAGCCATAGAATTGGATTCTGAGGATTATGCTGGGCGGTGGAATCGTAATTTCTTCTACAACTCAGCCAGGGCTGATGCTGTTTTGGAATATGAAGATAAACTCACCGATGAAGAGTTTGAGCGACTTAGAGAACAGTGGAAATCCAAGTATGGGGGAATAAGTAAGGCGCATAAAATAGCCATCCTAGAGGGCGGAGTTAAGTACCGACAGATTCAAGTCACACAAAAAGACATGGATTTTCCCGAACTACGCAAGCAAACCAGGGAAAACCTGTTATTTACCTTTGGTATGCCCCTTTCAGTGATGGGTATTACGGAAAACGTCAATCGAGCCAACGCTGAAGCTGGTGATTACCTCTTTGCCCGCTGGATAGTAAAACCTGCCCTGACCAGGATAAACAACAAGCTAAATGAACAACTTATACCCATGTTTAAGGCTGGGGCTAAAATAGAGCTAGATTTCGATGAGGTTGTACCCGAAACAGTCGAACAGAGGCGAATGAGTGCCGAATCTGGGGTTAAAGCAGGCTATTTGACTATCAATGACAGCAGGCAAATGACTGGATGGGACCCAATACCAATCGGAGACCAACTACTTCTACCTATGAACCTATTCCCTACACCAATTAAGGAAACCGAAGAAGTTAACCCTCCCAAAGAAGAAACATTATCCCTGAAAATAATAGGGTTTACTGATGAACAGAAGGAAATGAGATGGCGGTTGTATGCCAGAAAAACCGAGGCACAAGAACAGCCGTTTAAATTAGTTCTTAGAAAGCTCTTTGTTGACCAGGGCAATGAGGTAATTGGCAAATTGCAAAGTGCTTCTAGCCCCGAAGCTGCCCTATTTAACAAAGACGAAGCAATAATGGTATTTGACAAAGCTTTCAAGTCTCTTATCACTGATATTTTCGAGAGTGCTAGCGAAGATGCTATGAAGCAGGAGTTTCCGTTGGATGCTGTAGCCTTAGAATGGATTGCCAAGAGGTCGCTATCCCTTGCCAAGATGGTAAACGGCACTACTTTGGAGCAATTGAGGGCTGTTTTAGCTGCGGGCTTTGCCGAGGGCGAGAGCATCCCCAAATTAACCAAACGGGTAAAGGAATTTTATAAAAACGGCTATGAATGGCGGGCACCTATAGTAGCCAGGACAGAAGTAATCGCAGCCTCCAACGAGGGGGCATTGTGGAGATACGAACAGGAGGGCGTGGAGAAGTCGGAGTTTTATGCAGCCTTAGATGAACGTACCTGTGATGAATGTATGGCCTTACATGGTAACGTGTATCCCACAAGGGAAGCACATGGCTTAATACCTGTCCATGCCAATTGTCGGTGTGTATTTATACCAGTCGTATAAGGAGGAAGAAAATGGCTGAAACGATTTATAAGGTCTTAGATGATTGCGAGGTCAAGAAATTGACAGAGAGGGAATATGAATTCACTGCCTCAACTTCAATACAGGATAGGGACGGGGAAGTAATCGAGGCATCTGGCTGGGATTTGAAGAATTTTAAGAAGAATCCCGTCATTATGTATGCCCATGATTACCGTAGTCTACCAATAGGCAAGGCATCGAGGGTATGGCTTTCTGATGGTAAGCTAAAAAATACAGTTTCATTTCCACCTGAAGGTACTTATGAATTTGCCGATATTGTGGAAAGGCTTGTTGATACTGGCTATCTCAAAACAGAATCGGTAGGGTTTATCCCCAAGAAATGGGAAGACGGAGATGGTGAAAAGGCACCAAGAAGGACATACACCAAACAGGAACTACTGGAGATTTCTATTGTGCCCGTGCCGTCTAACCCCGATGCCCTCCGCAATGCAGTAGATGATGGCGTGATTACTACCAAAGAGTTTGAAGCCATTACCAAGCCTGAAGAAACGGATGAGTATATCCGAATTCCAGTGGCAGAATGTGATGTTACAGCCACGATAGACATTTCAAAGAAAGAGGGCATTAAGGCTCTTTATTGTGGCAAGGAAAAGAAAGTAAGGACTTACCTCTTTGATAAGCGAGACCCCTTTAATTGGACCATGGCAAAAGCTAAGAAGTGGGTGGAAGACCATAAGGGCAAAATGGATGTAATTCTTAATAGCACTGAGAATAACCCAGAATCCCTAGACTTTGATTTCCTTTTAATAGATGTCTCTGAACCCGAACACCCGCAGGAAAGGGAAATTAGCCAGGCTGCACTTGGGGATGAGTTGGATTACCTTATCAAATTGATTGAAACCGAAGGGATGAATGAAGATACTAAAAGGGATTCATGGAATTTGGTAAGAGAAGTAATGCGTTTAACAGGTGACGACATACCTGATGATATACAAGCCAAAATTGGGGCTGTGCTGAACCAGAAGAATAAGGGACGATTAAGAGACATTCAAAAATTAGCCCAGGATATTTTGGATTCAGCCGAACACGAGGAGGAGCCAAAGGATGATAAGGCAGTTGAACCCGAAATCACAATTGACCAAGTAATTTGCATTGTGAAGGGTGTGGTTGCTGAGGTTGTTGCTAAGGCTCAAGGCAAAGTGTAGCGAACTCGTTATATTGAGCCTGAAACCTCGCATATGCGGGGTTTTTTTATTACCAAAAATACAGGAGGTAAAACACATGGAACTTACAGCAGAGAAGATTGCTGAAGTAGCGGCTCAGGCTGCTAGTGAAGTAGTTGATAAATTGCAAGAAACAGAAAAGAAAGTTATTCCCGTTAGTGACCCAGAGGATAGACTGGTTGATGACCCCAAAGGTGGATTCAAGTCTCTAGGGCATTTTGCTTCTGATGTGGTGAAGGCCGATACTGGTCATGGCATCAGTGAGTCACTAAGGACATGGCAGGATGCAATCAGGAAAGTAGCTGGCCACATGTCAGAGGGTGACTTAGCTCAGGGCGGATATTTGGTTCCCGAAGAATTTGGGGGCAAAATAGATAGGGCAGCTCTTGAATTGGCTATAGTCAAACCTAGGGCAAGAGTTTATCCAATGCAGTCTAACAGGATAACTTTTGCTGCTGATGTGGATTATGACCACTCCACTAATTACTGGGGTGGAATCACCATATACAGGACTGGTGAGGCAGTAGCAAAGACCGCCTCCAAGCCGACTTACGAAAAGATTGCCCTAACACTTCACAAACTAACAGGCCTTGTCTATGTCTCCGATGAACTACTTGAGGATTCGGTGGTTGCATTAGAGTC